TATAAATAGCTTAATATTTTATTAATCATATAATTTTCTAGTAAAGACTCGGAGTCTGCCTCATTATTAGGTCTAGTTATAACTATCTTTTTCATACCACCTTCAGATGTATCTTTTACAACAAAATGTATTTCAGGGTAAACTCTTGAAAGTTCATCTTCAATGTGTTGAACCATACTTCTAACATTACTTATGTCGTCATCAGAAAATCCTAATGAAACTGAACCATATTTACCACTATCAATTAATCGACCTACCTTATAATATATTTGGTCTAAAAAGTCTGATAATGCTAATTTCTTATTATGTTCCGGACTAGAAGCTCCTTTACTTGAATCCAAATTAAACCTCTGACCGAATTCTTTTGACGATACAGGATAGTATTCACCTTTTTCATCTAAATACACGTCAATCATTTGAGAATCGTCCAAATCACCTGTTTTGTAGTAACCTCCGATTTCTTCAAAGTCTAAAACATCTTTGATGTTACTAATCATTTCTTGTTTTTCTTCCGGTGTTAATGCGATGTCGATAAATAATTTAACACCTTTTTTAATTACTTTTGGACTATGACCTCTAGCCGTGATAATTGAAAATGGGTTGGCGTAAATTAATGTCTCTTTGAATTTCTCAAAACTTGGGGAAAATCTATTCTTTTTAACAGCCTTAATTGTATCCCTTAAAAATGTTTCAGGGTGAACAAAATCTCTAAACGGGTCTTCATCAAACCCAACTATTGTTGAGTTCTCATATTCAAAAGGTTCTTTACCGATTAAATGTCGATATTCTGCGAAATGGTCTGTTGGCATACCAACTGAATTACCGTCCTCATCGGATAAATAAATTTTGGTTGGCATACCTAAAATATTATCATCCCAATCTAATGCGTATAATCTTAGATTTCTTTCTTCAGTAACCTCTCTTAAAATTTTTTTTATTAAATTTCTATTACTCATACCTATAAATATTGTTATATAAAAAAAAGGGAGAACTTGTCTCCCTTTTTATTTTAGAGTTGTTTGTTATATATTTTCAAACGATGCACCTGTTGGTGTGATGTAGAATGTGATATCAATGAACTCTAATGATTTAGTTGGTTTGATGTAAATCTTACCTGTCATTTGATTTCTATCTAAATCAGCCACGTCTGATGAAACTGTAACTCGGAAATCATAAAGACCTCTGTCTCTTCTGATTGAGTCTAAGATAGGGTTAACCGCGTCTAAGAAATCTTGTCTTACTTTTTGGTCGTTTTGTTCGAACAACAATCTCACAGAAACCGCTGAAATCAATTTACGAGCTTGTAATAACAATCTTCTTACGTTTATTCTGTCTAACGCAGATTCTCTAATTTGAAGAGTTTTGTTACCCCAAATTACTGTTCCAACGTCTGAGAAAGTTGCGATTGGATTGATTCTACCTTTATATAGAACGTCTCTATCTTCTTGTGTCAACTTCTTACGAGCCTTAATCGCATTTACGATACCTCTTGTGTAACCTGCAGCTGCGAACCAAGGGAACGCGATGTTGTCAGTCAACGCTAAGTTTCTTGTAACCTCAGCAGTTGGTGGTAAGTAAATTTGTGTGTTATTAACACTATCTCTTGTTAATACCCAAGGGTAATAAGTTGCAGTGTAGTTAGAGTCAATTCCTGTTCCTTCCAAGTTGTCTACCGCCTCTTGAGGATAAATTAAATCATCAGCACTTATTGTTGGTGTAAACATATTATAGTCAGGTGTTGTACAAATGTAGATTGAATCCGCTCTGTCATTTTCTATCATATCAATAGCGTTCTCTACCATATCTGAATGGTTAACATAATCAACACCAGGTGTTGCGAATACGTTAATATTTACCGCTTCAGGGTTTGAGAATGTTCTTTGACCTAACATATATGCGTAGTAGTCAGAGTTACCCCAATCTTGAGTATTGTCACCTACAGTGATTTGTTTAAATGCACCCCAACCTGTAGCCGTAGGATATTTAACTGAAGGACAAGAACCTTTTAAGAATCCACTTCTACCTAATGAGAATCTATCTGTATTAGTTCTTGATTCTCTATAGATGTCCCAACCATCAAAACCACCACCAACTACTAATGTGAATTTACGTGCGTAAAGTCTGTAGTATGGGTTAGATTCATCTGATGGGTCAGAACTAAAGTTAGCAGTTCCTGTGTAGAACTTAGTCATTGCACTTGTTGTTGCTGACATCACATACTTGTTAGTTTGTGGGTCTAACTCTTTAGTGTAAAAAGTGTTATTAATAGTGATAGCAGATGCTCTGTTATCCATATGGAAACCTTTTGTTTTAGTATCCCAAATATTTCCTGATACCGCAGTACAAATATCTAACGGTAATTGTTTACCTTTATAGTTAAGGAAATCAAAGTCAAATCCTACTGTATCTGAGAAACCTAAATATGTTCTTCTAACATTATCTCCCGCAGTTCTGATTGCGTCATCCGCACCTGATGAAAGACCGAATGGTGGGTTATAAATAACTTCACCAGGGAAATCGTATTTAGTTTTGAATACAGGGAATGGTGAACGTCCTCCGTTGTATGTTCTTGTATTGTAACCGTCGAAACCACAAGGTAATGCGTCAATTGGTGCCTCCTCGTTAACTTCAACCATAATGTATTTAGAATTTAACTGATATTCCCCGTCTAAAGTACCAATTTTCTTAGCAATATAGTTATTTTGATTAGGGTCCATTGAACAGTTAGTAAATTTCTCAATTACTTGAGGTGCTGCGTCAGTATCAAAGAAGTCTCTTACAATAACATCAAATGTTCCATTACCGAATGATATGTTAGCAATTGATATTTTAACTTCTAAGTTAGCTGCGTAACCATCAGAAATTGTAGTGAATTTGAATAAGTTATAAACTTTATTACCTCTTAATTCAGATACAACCCAAGATGATTCAGGTGATTGATATTTTTCAAGATAAAAACCAATTGATGAAGGGTCATTTCCTTGTCTTGCGTTTGGTAATGCAACCAATTCAGTTCCAAGACCTCTAATGTAACCTTTTCTCCAACCATAGTTTAATAATGCTTGGAATCTTTCTTCAACAAATAATGGAACTGAAGTTCTATCTTTACCGAAGTTACTCATACCAAACAATTTAGTTAAGTATCTTGAATCAGAATTACTTAATGACGTTTCAAAAGAATAGTTAGTTCCTGTTCTACCTGTTACATCAATTTCAAATGTTAAATAAGGGTTCTTAGTAACACCTGAATAAATACCTGACATGTTCAATTGAACGTGAGTTAAACCTGAAACTTCATATACTGCACCATCGTCATTACTATAATTAGCAAGACCTCTTGAACGTAAAGTTGCAACAACTAAATCATCATAATCAACAAACGCATCACCGACAAAATCAATCCAAGTACCTGTAACACTACCTGAATAACAAGTTGTAGTTTGGAAAGTCCCAATTGAACCTGTATTTCCTGATGGAGCTGGGTTACAAGCATCATCATATGATACACATACAGTCCAATTATTAGTAACATTACCATCCTCAGATACTAATGTATATGTTAAACAAGTTGAGAAATCATTACTAGTTCCTGATGATTGTTGTGTAACCGCACCGATTTTAACATTATCAGTACAAGAACTAAATGTTGGAACTATAGCTGTTAAATCAACATTATCAGGGACATAAACATTAATTGTTTTAGTATTATAGTTAATATAACCTGTTGAATTTGTAATACTAAGTATCTCAACAACCGCATCACTATTACCACCATTGATTGTTAATTTATCACCAACATGTAATCCGGTTCCTGGACTAGCAATTGTTGTTCCTGTGATAACACCACTACTATTAACTAAAATATTAAGAGATAAACCATCACCATTACCTGTTATTGGAGTTGTCCCAACATTATTTGCGTTAGAATAACCTGTTCCACCTGTATATGTTATAGAACCCGCATGACCATTAACATCAAAATCATAGAACGATGCACAATTAGAATTTCTTGAAGTTTCAACGATAGCGTTAACGTAAGTATAGAATGAAGAACCTGTGTATTGTGCCCCACCAATGTTATCAAACATTGCGTAATACCACGCATCATTTAATGGGTCAGCATAATTTATTTCATCAGCATTTAAATTACTAACATTAAACACATCAACAACATCTGTAAATCCTGTATTTGCTAAATAAAAATCACTAGGGACTGCACCATAATAATAGATTGATTCAGGAAGAGTAAATGTAAAACCTACTGATGAAGGATATGAATTTCCGTCATTAAATATGTTGAATAACTGTTGTTTAATTTGTACATCAATAGAACTAACGTCACCATTAAATTGTTCAAATGGTAAGTTTAATTTTGCCAATATTGCTGGTGGTAAGTTAGTTGTGTCGTAATTTATTGTTGATGTTGAGTTAGAACAACCTGTGAAATTAATTGTAAACGCTGATGAATTGTATAGAACACAATCTGTTTGACAATTATCGGTTACTGCACTTACACAAACATACTCTATAGTATCAGGATTAACATTACCTTTAGTTACGATAGACCAAGATGGTCCAGCGTCATAACCCGAAAGACCTAAAATTCTTGTTACAAACAAT